CGGCAGCTGTGCCTGCTGATGTGGCCATACCTGCAGGGCTGGGCGCCTGAGATTGCCGCTTGGTATGAGAAGTCGCGGCTGGGGAAGGCCCGGCTGGCGCCTTAGGCCACCACCGCCCAGTGACCCTTCGCCTGCCGTGCAGCCAGCACGTGTCGGGCCCAGCCATGGGGGTTCTTCATCTTGCGTTGGCGGCCGAGCTCTACCAGCTGCTCCAGCGTGGTGGCCTGCGCTTGCTCGCGTTTGGCTTCGCGGCGCAGCTGCTCATGGTCAACCTCCACCAGCTCGCCATCCACCGTCTGCAGCTCCCGCCGCTCTGGTACAAACTCATGGCCGCACTCCGGGCATTGCGGGCAGCCTGACGGCATCGCGGCGAAGCAGCGGGGGCACACCTTCACGCTCGCGGACTTCTCACGCTCGCGCTTCGCCACGCCATCCAAACTCCATTCACGCTCCTCTAGGTGGTGGCCCAGCCGCTGCGTGTTCCCCACGTGATCGAGCACAATCGCCGTCTTACCCGGCTGTGGCCGCAAACACCGGCCGATCATCTGCAGGTGCAGGCTCACGCTCTGCGTCGGCCGCAGCAGGATGCAGCCGGCGACGCTCGGCACGTCCACACCTTCACCGATCAGGCTGCAGCTGGTCAGTACCTTCAACCGCCCAGAGCCAAGGTCGCTCAGCAGCTGCTCACGCTGCAGGCTGTCCATCGTGCCGTCGATACTGGCCGCCGCAATCCCGTGGTCGTTGAACAACCTGGCCACCGCTTCGGCATGGCTGATGCTGCAGCAAAATGCAATCGCGGTCTGACCGTTTAGGTGCTGCCGGTAGTGGCTCAACGGTGAACCCATCGCTTGGCCGGCGCTGAGCATCTCGGCCGCTTGCCGCATGTCGAAATCGCCCATCCGCTTCCGCAGGCCCTTGGTGCTAAATCCAGGCGGTGCCAGCACCTTGGCCGGCGCCAAGAATCCAGCCTCAGTCAGCTCTGCAGGGCTGGGGCCCAGCACCATATGCGAATACCACTCTCCCAATCCACGGCCATCAGTGCGGCAGGGTGTGGCAGTGACGCCCAGCACCCTCGCAGTGCGGCAGTGATCAAGCACTTTTGCCCAGGTGCCAGCATTGCTGTGGTGGGCCTCATCCACCACCAAAAGTTGGAAGAACTCATGCGGGATCCGATGCAGCCGGCGGGCCAAGGTCTGCACACTGGCCACCTGCACCAGCTGGCTCAGATCCATGCTTCGGCCGGCGGCAATCAACCCATGCGGCACGCCAAGGCTCTGAAGTGATGCGCTGGCCTGTCTGAGCAGCTCCTGCCGATGCACCAAGATGCAGATGCGGTTGCCCTTGCGGCTGGCCTGTTCGGCAATGTGGGAGAAGACAACCGTCTTGCCGCCGCCGGTTGGCAGCACAAACAGCACTGAGCGGTGGCCATCGACCCGGTAGGCGGACCGGATGCTGGCGACGGCTTGCTGTTGGTAGGGGCGGAGAGTTGGGGTCATGGGCGCTCCTCGCGGAACGCCCGAACCTCCATCATTGAAAAGCTCACACGCTCGCCAGTTTCGGCATCGACAAAACTGATGCCGTGGCAACCGCTGGGGCTGGCAAATCGAGCGCGAGAATTCTCACCGTATGTAGCGCGATATGCCCTTGTGTCTGCGTAGAGCTCGCCAAGTTGGTAGTTCGTGTGGGCAACTTCCCATAGGTTGCCGTCGTGCGGATCAGGCTCCTCCCAGTCAGTGAACTCATAAGCGTCCACACCGACCGTGCCTTTCTTTACCTTGAACCACTGGCCAAGGGCATAGATGCCAGTGATGTAACGGGAATCAATTGCAAGGGACATCAGCTGTCAGGTGCTGTGAATAGGTGCCACCACCGCTGCCCCGCTTGCTGCCGCCCATGCAGGTACGACGACCGTGGCGCCAGCGGCAGACCTCGACGGGTCCAGTGATCAGGCCAGAGGCCAGCTGCTCCCACCGCCTGGGCCGGGCAGTGGTTGGCGTGACCTTGGAGCGGAGCTTTAGCGGCAGTGGCCTGCCAACCCTAGCAATGCGGATGCACATTGACACCCTTATGCTGTGACCTCGCATCACATCACCCGCGCCATGCCCACCTGGCCCACGCCCGAAGGCCGCAGAACCATCACCATCGAAGTGCCAAACGACCTGCTGGATCGCATCGACGCGCAGGCCCAGTACCTCGGCTGCAGCAGAGCTGCATACATCAGAGCTCTCATGGTTCGCGACCTGGAGCGCCAGGGCCCCGGTAAGCGCACCGCCAAGGCCTGACCACATGCGCTCCGCCCTAGACCAAGCCTCCGGGCGTTGGCCGGAGCTCTTGATTGCGCTCGCCCATCTATCCCCAGAGCAGCTTACCGACAAACACCAACCCTGCCCCGCCTGTGGTGGTACAGACCGCTACCGCTGGGACCGTGACGATGGCCCCGGCGGCTGGTACTGCAATCAATGCGGCGGCAAAGACCACAACGGTGGTGCCGGCTCCGGCATGGACCTGCTCACACGCGTCACCGGCTGGAACTTCAAGCAGGCCGTTGCACGCATTGAGCAGCACCTCGGCATTGACATCGCCGCACCCATCCCCGAGCCTCCAACAGCTGGCGCTGAGCACGTCTGGCGATACACCGACACCTTCTACGTCTGCCGCTTCCCAGGCAAACGCATCCGCCCCCTCACCTACGACGGCTCCACCTGGCGGTGGAAGTCACCACCCAAACCACGGCCGCTCTACTGGGCACGCCGCAACGCCGGCGCACCCGTCCTGATCGCTGAAGGCGAGAAAGCCGCCGACGCTGCCGCGACCCTGTTCCCTGATCACGCCATCTGCACATGGCCTGGTGGAACCAGCAACGTCCATCACGCCGACTGGAGCGCCCTGCGTGGCTGCACCGTCACGATCTGGCCAGACGCTGATGACGTAGGCCGCAAGGCTGCTGCTCAGCTCGCACGCATCCTCCTAGGCCTTACCTGCACCGTGCAGGTGGTCAACCCGCCAGACAGTGCCCCACAAGGCTGGGACGCGGCTGATGCACTCGCCGAGGGCTGGACGGCAGGCACTGCAGCTAAGGCCGTTGCCAAACGCGCCAAGGCCGTAGAAGCACCCGCCGAACCGGAGCCAGAGCCAGCAGCAAAGCCCGGCCCTGCGCCAGCTGCAGCCACACCCGCAGTCAAGGCGCCCTTCGTCTGCCTGGGCTTTGACGGCGAAGATTTCTTCTACCTCCCACACTCCACCGGCCAGGTCACTCGCATCAGGCGCGGGCAGCACACAGGTACACCGCTCGTATCCATCGCGCCCATCAGCTACTGGGAATCGATCCATCCATCCAAGACCGGTGTCAACTGGCCAGCAGCTGCATCAGGCCTGTTCCAGAAGCAAGCCGCTATCGGTGTCTTCGACCCGGATCGCATCCGTGGTCGTGGTGCATGGCTCGACGATGGCCGCGTGGTCTTCCACCTCGGTGATCGCCTCATCGTTGATGGCAGCGCTCACAGCGTGCTGCAGCCACCTCCTAGCCGCTTCTTCTACGAGCACTCGCGCCACCTCGATGGCCCTGGTGATGCACCCCTGAGCGACGCTGATGCCATTCAGATCTCCAACATTGCCGAGCGCTTCCCATGGGAGGTGCCAGCCTCGGCGCATTTCCTCACCGGCTGGACCGTCTTGGCCCCTGTCTGCGGTGCCCTCAACTGGCGGCCGCACATCTGGGTGACAGGTGGTGCCGGCACCGGCAAGACGACCATCCTCAAGACCTTCATGCGCCCGCTCATGGGCGGCGTGCTTCAGACCGCCACCGGTGGCACCACAGAGCCCGGTCTGCGCGGCATCCTCAAGTCCGACGCCATACCAGTCGTCTTCGATGAGTTCGAGCAGAACGAAGCCAAGGACAAGGCCGTGGTGCAGAACGTGCTGCAGCTGGCACGCATCGCCTCATCAGAAGGCGGGAAGATCTACAAGGGCCTGCCCACCGGCGGCGCCAATGGCTACGAGATCCGCAGCATGTTCTGCGTCTCCTCCATCAACGTCTCCCTGATCAACAAGGCCGACATCGACCGCTTCTGCGTCCTTGGACTGCGCAAACAGCCGATGGGCAAAAACGAGTGGCTGGACTTCGAGCGGCAGATCCTTGCCGTCGCCACCGTTGACAACGGCCGCGCCCTGATCGCTCGCACCCTGTCGCAGCTGCCGACCATCGCACAGAACGCCCGCACCCTTGCACAGGCCCTTGGCCGGCGTTTCGGCCAGCGCTTTGGTGATCAGCACGGCACCCTATTGGCCGGCGCTTGGAGCCTCGAAGCCGGCGGCGGTGGCGTGCTCAGCGTCGAAGACGCAGACCAGTGGATCGCTTCGATGAACTGGGACCATCAGCAGCACGATGCCAGCGACGCTGATGAGCTCAAATGCCGCGACACGATCCTGCAGCAGATCGTGCGCTACGGCGGTGGCCTAGACGCCTCGCTGGGTGAGATGGTGCAGTCCGTCGCCACACAGCAGTCGCTGGGCTCCACCGTTTGGGATCAGCTGGTGCCGATCCTCGGCCGCTATGGGCTCAAGGTGTTCCGCGATGGCCAGAAGCTCCCCGATGGTGAGCAGGCAGCAGGTCACTTCCTGGCGGTCGCCAATGGCAATGCGCAGCTTGACACGCTGCTCAGGAGCACCCCATGGGGCAATGGCGCCCACCGCTCCGCATTACGACGCATCAGCGGAGCACTCACACCGGCCAAACCGACCCACTTCGCCGGCATCGGCGCGAAACGGTCCACGGTGATACCAATTCCGGCGGACGACCTGGCCGCGTAATGCGATTTGGGCCGAAAATTACCGGCCTTGTAATGAGCAGATCGCTTGCAGCGCAGTGGATCTGCTGCGCTCATTACGGTCATAACGCCATAACGCCTCCAAGACAGACATATACGAGACGCGTAGAGAGCTCATGACGTTCTGAGAGAGCTCTCTCTACTATCTATCTTATTCTTGTAATAGGTGTTATTTCGTTATAGGCCAGTCAGGGACAGGGATCTCGGCATTACGGTCCATTACGGTGGCGTAATGACTTGCCTGGCCGGATCTTGCTTCTAACCTCTTACCAGTTGCAAGATTTCAATGGCCATTGAGATTCTCAGCACTGGTGAGATCCCCCAAGAAGCGGCTGCTCTGATCGCCAAAACCAAGACGCGGCTGCCGGATCTGCCCTTTGACTCACTGGATGCCTGGCAGTCCATTCGCATCCCCTTTGCGGACCTTGCAGGGCATGACATCGCCACGGCGGCCAATGCCATCCGTGTTCGTGCCCATCGAGCCACAAGGCGCATTGGCTGGCACTTCCACGTCCATCAGGCCGAAGACGCCTTCTACGTGACCAAGGGCCACAAGGCCTGATGTCAGCCACCGCAATGGATCTGACCCTGGTGGAGCAGCCCACGTCCACACCCTGCGACGCACATCTGCATCGGCACGGTGCGCTTTCACATCCGCATTGCTAGGGTTAAGCCACAGGGCCTCTAGGCTGGCCCTGCCGGGTCGGTCCTACCCGCAAGGATGGACGCGGTGGCGCCTGACGACGTGGCAGGCACCTGGAACCGCACTGGAGGCCTGGTAGGGAGAGGGCTGGCTTCGGCTGGCCCTTTCCTGCGTCTGGAGCCTGAACGCTCGTCCCTTTCAAGGGTGTCGGTATTGCCGACACCCTTTGACCCCTTGACGTGCTGCAGCCTGCTGTGCTTATGCTGAAGGGGTCCGGCAGCAGTGTCGGGCGCATTCCACGATCAGAACCAATGACCCGATCCTTTGATCGCGTTTGCCGTTGCTGCGGCACGCCCTTCATCGCGTTCAACGCAACCGCCAAGTGGTGCAGCACCCGTTGCTCCATGCGCGCATTCCAGCGGCGCCGTCGCGGTGCCCCTGAAGCCGATCACGGCGTGAGCTTGGTCTCAACCCAAGCAGTCCAGCCAGTGATCCTTGATGATCGCGACAAGCTGCCAGCGGCGTGGTGTGTGGCCGCTGAGCCTGCTCAGCCATCGTTCGTTTTTGATGGCATGCAGCTGCGGGTGACGACCGACGAGCAGGGCATGCCTTGGTTTGTGGCGGCCGATGTGTGCCGCTGCCTTTTCGTTGGCAATACAAGCCACGCTCTTGGCCGTCTGGATGCCGACGAAAAGGGTCTCAGAAATGTAGACACCCCTGGCGGAACCCAGTCCATGGTTACCGTCAACGAGCCAGGGCTCTACACCTTGGTGCTTGGCAGCCGTAAGCCCGAGGCCAAGGCCTTCAAGCGCTGGGTCACCCATGAAGTCCTGCCCGCTATCCGACGCACCGGCAGCTACGGCGTCCCTGCTGCACCCACCCTCCCCCCAGGCATCCACGTCGTCGCACGCAGCCAACGACAAGCCAGCTGGCTATGGGCTGAAGCCGTTGAACGCCACGTAGGCGCAGCTCTCATGCTCGACATCGCCCACGGCCCTCGTACCCAAGCTCAACCCACCTTTCAGCTACACCTCCTGCCCACCACCTAACCCCGCCACACACGCCCCGCTCACCCAGCGGGGCGCCCATACCCTGACCACAGCGGCCACCGCGCCATGAAGCGCCTCACCACTCTCTCCTGGCTCCTCGACCGCCAAAACCCTTGGCTCCCCTGGTGGCAAGAGTTGCTGTTGAACTGGGTCAGCAGCTGGTCCACCATCGGCACCATCCACATCACCGCTGCAGATGGTGAACACTGCTGCGAATGGTTCTTACCCACAGACCTCGACCATCAACGCGCTGAACTAGAGCAGCTCCTGGAGCGCTAACCCATGGCCACCATCACCATCACGGTCAAAGAGTCAGGCCTCAACCCCATGGCTCAATGGGCTGCAGCGCTCACCGGCAAACTTGACAAAATCACAGCCATCGCCATGAGCAATGGCGTCAAGCAAGCCAAAGCACAACTCCAATCCTCCATCCTCCCCCAAATCCAAGGCGGCCCTACAGCCTGGACATCACGCGGTCTTCGCTACTGGAGCGCTGATCGCAATCGCCTCGTCGCAGCAGTTGGCTGGAACCACGGTGATGGCTCACCCGTTGAATCCAGCTTCACCCCCAAAGGCCTCGGCGTACCCTCTGGCCGCTACATGAGCCTGCTAGCCCGTGGTGGTGATCGCAGGCCCAAGAGCACCGAACTAGCACTGCGCAGGGCTGGCGTCATCCGCCCCGATCAGTTCATCACCCCAGCATCCAGTGGCGCACGCCTCAACCGTTACGGCAACCTGCCAGGCCCCACCTACCAATCCATCCTCAGCCGTGTCGGCGCTGCATCCGCAACCGGATACAACGCCAACGCATCAGGCAGCAACCGATCACGCCGCCGCCGTGCTCAGTCCGACTACTTCACCATGTACGGTGATCTCGGTGAAGGCGCACGGTTCATCGCTAGACGCGTTGGCAAGCGTGGATTCGTACCAGCTCTCTTCGTAGTCGATCAACCCAACTACGAACGCAAGTTCGACATCCATGGCATCGCCATGCGTGAATACCAGCGCGTCTTCCCTGCCGCATTCCAGAAAGCACTGGACAACGAGATCGCTCGCCGCTCTCGCTAACACCACTGCGGCATAACAGCATCGTGATGCCGTGGGTCCTCCCTGACGGGTGAGGCTGTGGGTGTATTCGAACCGCAAAAAATCTGTTGAGAACTGCTCTCAACAATGCGACCCTGGTACCGCCAGGCATACAGTCCCCTACCCATATGCAACCCTGTCACAGTCACACTGTCGCATCGCCATAGCCTGTGACAAGGCGTGACCATTGGGATTGTGCTGCTGAGCGTTAGAGATGCAGCTGCGGTTTTAGGCCTCAAGAGCAGGGGCAGCATTTACCGCAAGATCAAGAGCGGTGAGCTGCCAACAACACCTGGGCCTGATGGCCCCATGATTGAGCGTGATGGCCTGGAGGAGCTCTGGGGGAACATCACCCGCAGCCGCTCGGATTCGCCACGTGTGGCGCGACGTGCTGTGCGCTCTGTTGTGGACATGGCGCCGATCAGTGTGCCGGCGCCGCCACCACGGCAGGATGCTGAGCTGCCGGAGTACAACGAAAGCCGCAAGCGCTCAGAGTATGAGCGGGCCAACCTGCTTGAGTTGGAGCGCCAGCAGAAGGAGAAGATGCTCCTCCGCCGCGAGGATGTAGAGCAGGCGTGGAACGGTGCAGTGAACATCACCCGTACCAAGGTGCTGGGCGTGCCGAGCCGTGCCAAACAGCAGATCCCGCACTTGTCGCCTGATGAGGTGGAGCTGATCAGAGACCTATTGCGCGAGGCCCTTGAAGAGCTGGCCGCTGGTGAGGTGACGGCATGATCACGGCGGACGTTGGCCAGCTGACGCGGCAGATCCTGGCGGGCTTCAAGCCACCGCCGAGGCTGCGGCTGAGTGAGTACGCCGACGAGTTCTCAGTGATGACCGGCAGCGCTGCCGAAAAAGGTCGCTGGCGGACGCTGCCATATCAGCGGGAGATCCTCGATCAGTTCACCACGCCTGGCGTCGAGATCATTGCCTGCATGAAGTCAGCCCGTGTGGGCTGGACCAAGTGCCTGGGTGTGGTGGTGCAGTACTTCAGCCACCAGGACCCGTGCGAGATCATGATTGTGCAGCCGGTGAAGGAAGACGCCGAGGGCTACAGCAAGGAAGAGATCAAGCCGCTGTTTGAAGACACGCCGGTGCTGCGCGGCCTGATCAGCGAGGCAAAGGCCCGGAACACGGCGAGCAACACGATCCTGTTGAAGCAACTCAGCAATGGCGGGCTGATCGACGTGGTGAACGCTGCCAGCGGCAGGGCGTTTCGCCGCAAGTCGCGGAAGGTGGTGCTGTTCGATGAGCCAAGCGCGTACCGGCGGATTGATGAAGGCGATCAGATCAAGCTGGGCCGGAACCGGGCTGATTACTACTGGGACCGGAAGATTGCGATAGGCGGCACGCCGATCTTTCCCAACGACAAGACGCACGAGTGGTTCCTACGCGGCGATCAGCGCCGGTATTTCGTGCCGTGCCCCTTCTGCCAGGAATATCAGGTGCTCCGGTGGGAGCAGATGCGAAAGGAGGGCGAGGATGCTGGGAAGTACGAGTGCGCCCACTGCGCTGAGCTGATCCCGCATAGCAAGAAGCGCTGGATGGTCGAGCGTGGCGAGTGGCGGGCCACGGCTGAATCACAGCAGCCTGGGCTAGTGAGCTTCCACCTGTGGGCTGGCTACAGCTACAGCCCTGCAGCGGATTGGTCGATCTTGGTACGCGAGCACCAGGAAGCGCTGGAGGCAATGCGCCGTGGCGACCCTGACGCCATGCAGACGTTCCATAACACGGTGCTGGGTGTGCCGTGGGAAGACACGCTGGCCGGCAAGCTGACAGGTGATGGCCTCGCTAAGCGCCGGCAGGACATAGCAGCTGGCAATGGGTATCCAGTGGGCAGCGTGCCCGATGACGTGCTGCTGATTACGGCCGGCGTGGACGTGCAGGGCGGCGGCGGCACGGTTGGTGAGCGGCTTGTGGTGACGCTGTGGGGCTGGGGCCGTGGCGAGGAAGCATGGCACCTGGGGCACTTTGAGATTGATGGCGACCCGCAGCAGCCGGAGACTCTGGCTCAGCTGGATCAGGTAGCAGAGACGCGGTGGAAGCGTGACGACGGCATCGTGCTCACCTTGACGCTGGGTGGCATCGACGATGGCGGCATTGCCACCCAGGAGGTTCGGGAGTGGTGCCGCACCAGATCGGCAACATGGGTGCCAATGAAAGGCGCTCACCAGAAAGGCAAGGCATTGATTGGCCGTGGTGTGCCGGTGGATGTGAACCGGAAGAATCAGGCGGTGCTGAAGAAAGGCGTGCTGCTATACCCGCTGGGGTATGACGCGAGCATCAACCATCTGCAGGGCCGGCTCAGGAACGAACAGCCAGGGCCTGGGTATTTGCACTTTGGCGAGGCGGCTACGGATCAGTTCTTGGATGAGCTGTTCCCATGGAAGCGAATGCCGCGCCGTGACAAAGGGCAGGTCAGCTACCACTGGGTGCTGCCGCCAGGGTCACGGGATGAGGGCGGCGACTGCACGAGGATGGCGTATGCAGCGCTGCAGATCGTCTCGCGCAAGTACACGCGGGCCACGATGTGGGACCAGGTTGCAGCGCAGGTAGCGGCCAACGCTGCCGGTCCTACATCACAGCAGGCGCCTGCCATTGCACGCCGTCGTGGCAGCTGGCTGAGCCGCGACTGATCTTGTTCCATAGCCTGAGCTATGGCCAGATTCACGCAAGCACAGCTCGATGATCTGCGTGCAGCAATTGCTGAGGGCGTGCTGCGTGTCAGTGCCAATGGTCGTTCTACTGAGTTTCGCAGCCTGGCTGAGATGCGCGAGCTGGAGCGCATGATGGCTGCCGAGCTGGAGAACAGCAGCTATCGCCCGAGCCGTACTTACGTGTCGTTTCGGAGGGCGTGATGGGAAAACGCCAAGACCTTGAAGATGCCCTGAAGGCAACCAGGATGCAGCTGGCTATAGAGCACCTGCGATCCTTTGAGGCGGCCAAGCTCAGCCGGCGCACGGATAACTGGTTTGCCACCAACAAGGGCCCAAATGCTGACCTGCGGCTGTCGCTGCAGCGGATGGTAGCCAGGCATCAAGACCTGGTGGACTCTGACCCGTGGGCCAGTAAGGCTGTTGCAGTGGTTGTCAATAACTGGGTAGGCGATGGCATTGCCGGTGCGCCTGTTGGTGCGACGCGACGGTATGCCGATGGCTACCGCGAGTGGGCAGAGAGTACGGACTGCGACTGGAATGGCCAACACAACTTCTACGGGCTGCAGTCGCTGATTGCTCGGACCGTAGCGGTGCGCGGCAGCTGCCTGGTGCGGCGGCGGTTTGATGAAAGCCAGCTGGCGCGTGGCCTCAGTCCGCTGCAGCTGCAGGTGATGGAGCCGGACTACCTGGACTTGAGCAAGGACGATGGCGCCAAGATCAGGTTTGGCAAGCAGTACACCGATAGCGGGAAGCTGGAAGGGTATTGGATCCGGCTGTCGCATCCGGGTGAAAGCGACTGGACCGGATCTATCAGGGTGCAAAGCGAGTTCGTCAACGCCTCCGAGATCTGTCACGTGTACGACATGCGCCGGCCTGGCCAGGCCACTGGCGTACCGTTTGGCGTGAGTGCGCTGCTGAAGCTGCGAGACGTAAGCGACCGTGACGCGGCGCAGCTGCTGAAGGACAAGCTGGCTGCTTGCTTCATGGCGTTCGTGTCAGATGTGGATGCAGACGCCGTGGCCAGTGGTACGGAGCTCCTCGACACGCTGGAGCCTGGCGTGATTGAGAACCTGCCACCGGGCAAGTCGATCACCTTTGCCCAGCCGCCTACGTCAGGTGACTACGTGGCAAACCAGAAATACCATCTGCTGAGCATCGCCCAGGCGTATGAGATCACCTATGAAGCGCTGACCGGCGACCTAGGGAACGTCAACTTCTCCAGTGGCCGGATGGGCTGGATGGAGATGCGCAGGGCCGTTGCTCGCTGGCGATGGGGAATCATGATTCCGCAGCTGCTCAACCGCGTTGCGGTCTGGTATCGAGACGCTGCAGCAATGTCAAACACGGGCCGTGCTACCGCACGGTTTGAGTGGACCCCGCCGATCACCTGGCTGGTGGATCCGGCCCGCGAGATCCCGGCTTACGTCGATGCAGTGCGTGCTGGCTTTATGAGCTTGTCCGAGGTGCAGCGGATGCTCGGGTACGTGCCCGAGCTGGTGATCCAGGAGCTTGGCGCTGATATGGATCGCGCAAGGACTGCAGGGTTGAAATTGGATGTAGACCTGGCGTCAACATCTGGCACTGTCAGGCCATTGCCTATGGATGCAAATACACAGTCCATAGC